GGACGGGCCCGCCCCCATCACGCGATGGCCATGTCACTTGGCCAATGACTGTATCGCGTTCTTCGCCTCGTTCGCCAGCATCGGGCTACTCATATCGGTGAGCACCGTGCTGAACCCCGCCTGTTCCTCGGCGTCGATCATCTTGTCGAGCGCCGCCGGATTGATGACCTGATGCGCGAGGATCTGCCGTTGGATGCGGTCCGCTTCGATCGCGGCGATCTGGCGTGAGAATCCGATGAACCAGCCCAGGAACAGCATGGCGGCGAGCGCTTCGACGTTCGTCAGTGTGTTGTTGCCCATGAGCCACGAGATGCCCACGAGCGCACAGACCACGATGGCGAGGTCGGAGATGGCGAAGAAGGCCTTGGAGAGCTGCGGGGCAAGCCAGGGGAGCGCCACGAGCATGATGAACATAAGGACCGGCATGCCGCGTGCGAACACATTGTGCAGAATCGGGTGGGGCGTGTAGCGGAATGTGCCGATGCCGATGAACGCCACACCGGACAGCACAAGCATGACGGTCAATATGGTGATGCGCACCTTGAAGCGGGGAATCTTGTAGGAGACGTTCGGTTGGCGGATGGCGATGTCTCCGTTCGGCCGCACGATGCGGTAGGTGGCGATGAGCTCCGATATGGCGAAGTACGTGATGATGATGATGCAGATACCGCCCAGGATGAGGGTGGTGTTGAACATGCGCGCAGCAAAGGTCGTACGGTCGCCGAGCTCCGAGAAATTGTTGCGGAACCAGTGGGGATCGGTCGTCGTGGAACTTGCGGTGCTCACGCCGGCAATCACAAAGAAGGGCAGGAGCGCCGAAAGCGTCTTGGCGTTCATCAACTCGGCCTGTACAAACGTCAGATACCCGCTCACGCCAGCGAAGGCGGCGGTCAATGCGGGGATGTACGACGTGAAGATCGCCTTGCCCATGATCGAATTCACGAGGGAGAACAGCATATACGACATGAGGAACAGCGTGGACGCATAGACGATGGAGAGCGCGAGGATCTCAAAGATGCGGCGCACAGTGTGTATCCACCCTTTCTGCACGTCGAGCAGGCGCATGCGGTGGATGTAGCCGACAATGAACGAGATTACGCCGCAAGCTGCAACAATCGCGGCGCATGCCATGAACCGGCGTTGCGACAGCTGCCAGAACGCGGGGGCCAATTGCAGATACAGAAACATGCCGCCACACCCGACAAGGGCACAACAGACAAAGGATATGAGTCCCAATGATTCAGCTCGTTGATGCCGTCCCATACGCCTGCCTTTCCACTCGACACCCCATTGTATCGAATTAGTCACGCGCCATGGTATAGTTATCGCTTGTGCGTGAAAGCATCTTTGTTCACGCCTCGGGCTGTGGCGCAGCTTGGTAGCGCGTCTGCTTTGGGAGCAGAATGTCGCAGGTTCAAATCCTGTCAGCCCGACCACCTTTTTTAGAGCTGTCCCTTGTGGACGGCTCTTTTTCAATGGTTTCAAGGGGTGAGGCCGGTTTTCGAGGAAAACGGCAAATCGGGTTTTTGCCGTTTTTTGTTTCTTTTTGGGTGCTTGATGTGGGACAATAGATGGGACAAGAAAACACATGGGACAACGTGTCCCACATGCCCGGAAAAGGGGAGCAGACATGGGCAGGAGGTTCGGCAGCATCAAGCTGCGTCCAAACAAGCATACGCCACGGTACCTTTCCGCCTCGTACCCCACACCTATCGAGGCGCGTGAACTCGACCCCACGCTTCCCGAACGCCAATCCAGGAACTTCCCCCTCACCGCCGAGGTAGAGGCCCGCGCATGGCTCGAGGCCGCACGCAAGAAGATCGACGCTGGCGCATGGCGGCCCGACCGTGACGTGAAACGCCGTGAACGCGCCTCTGCCCTCACGTTCGGCGAATATTTCCCCGAGTGGCTCGCCGCACGCACACGCTCGGACGGCACACCATTGCGCGCGTCCAGCCGCTCACGTCTCGAGCGCGACGCCGCCAACCACGTCCTGCCGTACTTCGCGCACATCCGCCTCACCGACATCACCCAATCCATGGTCGACCGCTGGCTGGTGACCCTGCCCAGTGACCAACCCTACGTGCGCGCCCATGCCTACAAGGTCGTCCGCGCAGTACTGCGCACGGCATCCAAACCCGGCGACGACGGCGAGCCACCATTGATCCCCGCATACCCGCTCACCAGGGGAGTGGCCACACCCAAACGCGAAACCGCGACCGTGCCGGCGACGCCACAGGAGGTGCACGCCATCTACAAGGCCATGCCTCCCGAATACCGCATGAGCGTCTACCTCGCCGTCTTCTGCGACGGGCTGCGCATCGGCGAGGTCTGCGCACTGCAGCGCGGCGACATCGACTTCGAACACCGCATCCTGCACATCAGACGCGGACGCCTCACCGAAGACCCCGACAGCAAGGTAGGGCCACCCAAGACCGCCAACAGCGTCCGCGATGTCAAGATCCCGCCACAACTCATCCAGCCATTGCGCGATTTCCTCGATGATCACGTAGACGACACCGACGACGCGTGGCTCTTCCATGGCGTGCGCGACCACACCCAACCCGTGCACCCCAACACCATCCGCATCCACTTCGACCACGCGCGACGCAAGGCCGGACGACCCGACCTACGATTCCACGACCTTAGGCATTCGGCCCTCACTTGGCTTGCAGCCGAAGGTGCCACACTCAAGGAACTCATGGAATCCGCCGGCCACAGCGACGTCAGCGCAGCCATCCGCTACCAACACGCAGTCGACGCCCGCCGCGAGACGCTCGCGGAGAAGATGGGGGAGAAGCTCCTCGCCGACGATACCCCCGAGACCGTGATGGCGCGCATCCGCGACATCGACCGCCGTATCAGTGAGCTGGAAAGCCTCAAAGCCAAGGAGAAGCTCCTGCTGCAGAAACTCATGCAGGATGTGTGACTGCACAATCAGCCATCAGCGTGTTTGCGTGGCCTGCCGACGCCGACGCACCGGGCCGGACGCGCCGCGTTCCATGTGTCAATCGTCGACACCTGCCGCTTGTGCGTGAGGATTGGTCTAATCGGAATATAGTGATATCTAGATAGGGTGAACGAGGGTGTAACATATGGTATGATAATTTTCATAATACGATGTCTTGGGTGAATCGAAAGGATGTTCAGATGGACTGCTCCCAGTCATTCTGTGGAAGGTACGACAAGATGGGTGAGAAGGAGATAATCAAAGAACGCATAGCGTGGCTGTATCCTTTGGCTTCGATCATAGAGGATGCCGCTGCTGAGGTGGATGCCGAAATGAGTCGCGAAAAGTACAACGACGTGCAGAAGCGCAATACCCGCTCGGTTAGAATCAACATGCGCGTCCGTGAGAAGTGGAAAGCGAGTCAGGCCGATAACCCATGGGTGCTGATTGATGCTTCCTACTTCCATCTTCGTGACCGGGTCACGGGGATGTATGTTGAGCTCCATCCCGCATTATGGGGGAAAATGTCTGTGGTCAAGCCGGCGAATACGGAGGCGTCGTGTATCCGTTTCCGGCAGAGTGCATGCCGTTCGGCCGATGAGATGCAGTTCTGCATCGGTGACGATGGGACAATGGTTCCTGATTTATCGGGAGTCAGTGGTCAGCTGATTTGGAAAGAAGAGGACGGTGAGGTCGTCGTCTGGTTCTTCAAACCATTGGATGGTGAGAAGCGTCTCAGCGCTTTCGATTGTCCTGTTCTTCGAGACCGTGATTCCATCGAAGGTATGCGGTTCGAGCGGGCGCAGGAAAACCAGTTCATGCTTGATGACCTGCGAGAGAACATCGATGAGGACATCGCTTCGCATCCAGAGTCCGAGGAGAATCCAATCGATGAGGCGCGAAGCGTCTCCGAAGAGACAGGCGATAGCTCAACACCTGACGGTAATGTAGATGGGAATCAGGAAAACAAAAAGGAGTAGTGTAACATGGCTTCGCTCAATCCAGGACGTCTGATGATGGCTAGGACGGTGGAGCATCTTTCTCAGCGGCAGTTGTCTGAACTCATAGAACGCACCCAGCATGCACAAATTCCCGCCGCGAAAATCAGTCGCATCGAAAATGGGTTGGTGGAATGCTCCGCAACCGACCTTAACAAGATTGCTGCGGCACTTGACTATCCGATCGAGTTCTTCAATATGATGAGCGAGGATCTAAACCCGTTGGACCTCACATATCGCCGCACAGCAAAGACCAGGATTAGCGAGGTTAACGCAATCGTCGGCGAATACCAGATGCTCGACGCTGCGGTGAACAAGGTAACCAATAAATTGGGGATGGCGCATCGGCCAAGCTGGATAGATGCTTTGGCGCCTCGGCAATCCGGCCCCTTAGATACTTTGGATATTGACCGCATCGCGCAGCGTGCTCGCGAACAGCTCCGACTGGAATCAAAAGGTGCTGTCCCGAATATGACCAGGGCGTTGGAACGATCCGGGATACTCGTTGTCCCCATGAGATCCATGGGTGAGAGTTCTGAATACAAGCAGACCAGTGAAGGCGTCACCGCTCCTGCTTTAAAAAAAGGCTCTCCTATAATCGGATACATCCGCAGGCAGGTGACCGGCGACCGCATGCGATTCACAAAGGCTCACGAACTAGGACATCTCGTGCTGCATGCACATCACAGAGAACTTACGAAAAAGCAGATGGAGGATGAAGCTCACACGTTTGCCGGCGCGATCCTCATGCCGCGTGAAGACGCCGAGAGCACAATATCGGAGACCACCATGCTCTCCGAATTTGTTGCCATCAAGGCTGGATGGGGCATTTCGATCTCTGCACTCGTGATGCGGGCCAGCGCTCTCGGGCTCATCAGCGCCGATAGGAAGCGCTCGTTGCAAATGCAGATCAGCGCACGTGGGTGGAGGAAAATGGAGCCGGTAACGGTTGATGTTGAACACCCGCTTCTCTTCAAGCAGATGCTGGGCAAGGCATATGGCCGCATCGATAGCCCGACCGAAGTGACCGTGGACAGCTTCGACGCAGTCAAGGACCTCGGTGTCCCATTCCGATATCTTGATTTCTGGACGGACGGATTGAAAGCCGAATCCGAACAAGTGGGTGTGTATGAGCGTCGTTTTCCTGATGACGGTGACACGCAGATGATGGTAATGCCAAACGATTGTCCAACGCCACAAGACGTTTCGATGAAGTAAGGTATGCTCTCCATAAAGCGATGGGCTCATCGGACTGCATGTTCCGATGAGCCCATCGCTTTACTGCACGACCAAGCTCGGATCGTCGTGAAGGCGCTCGCGGAACGCTTCGATGGCCCAGGGCAGCACGTTGAGCTCACGTGCCATGCCGATTGTGTTGCCGTCGTACACGGCCTCGGCGTACGCGAACTCGAGCGGGCTGATCAGCATGGCGGCGGCCTCGATGTCCGCGCGCCGCTCCGCCCACCGGTCGCACCGGCAGCCGGCGTCACGATGTCTCGCGTGACTGATCTCGTGCGCGAGCACGCAGCGGCGCTGCACATCCGTCAGCCGCGAATCCAGGACGATCAGATCCAACCCGGGCGCGTAGAAACCCTCATAGCCGACCGGCAGCGGCTGTTCGGCCACACGCGCCCAGTGTGAAGCCTCCATAAGCAATGATTCTTCCAGAGCTGCCCCTTTTCCGGTTTGGCTAGCATTCCGGTTCGTCTTGAACCGGATCCGGATGCAATGAGGGGACTGCCGGTATGAGGGCTGTTGGCATGTCGTGAAGACGGAACAGCTGCACAAGGTCGGCGCGTGCATAGGGCCATGCCAACATGGCCTCGGTTTCGAGGGAATCCTCTTGGCTTAGCTCCTCCTCGGACAAGAACTGCGCCGCGTAATGCACCTCGGCCTCGAACCTCGGCGCAAGGGTGTCCGTGGCGTTGTCGTCTTGCGGCTCAGGACGCCGGTCACCGTCAAACACCTGTACGGTATAGGTGATCTCATAGGGCCAGGGCTTCCCCTCAGGTGAAGGAGTGCCGGCGTAGCTGATCGACACGGCAACGTTGCTGCTTGTGGCAGTGGCGATATCCTTCGTAGAGTGCTGCCCTATGAGCATGATTTGGTCAAGCCGCATCATCGTCCCACCTTCCATGTCGTCTCTGCGCCCTCATGTCTCCCGTCGTCTGTGGATGTCGACCAAAAGGCCGACACCGTCATGCTGTGTTCCAGCTCGCCGACCCGGATAGTGGTATACCTACGTCCTTTGGGCATTTTCTCAGCGGGTTCGACGTGGTATGTGACCCGTGCGCCGACCTCGATGGCGTAGTCGTTGAGCCTGTCGAGTAATCCAGTGCGCCCGTTCTCTATCTGGGACACGTATCCCTGCGTTACGCCCATCTCCTCGGCGAGATCCTGCTGGCTCATGTGCCGCATCTCGCGCATCGAAACAAGGGCACGCAATAGTTCGTGCGCCGACTCGTAATTGTCGAATGCCAGCTCCCGGTAATCATATGCGTCTGCCATAATCACCCTCCCTGAATATTAGATATAGTAATACTACGGTGCGGACGATACTAACCGCACGCCCATCCGCCCTCTGCACACCGCGAGCATGTCTCAATCGCCACGTCGATGAAGTCGTCCTGTTCGTCATGGATCGCCACGTCATCACCGCTGGATACGTCCTTGCGGTGGATCAGCAGTCCGAAAATCGCCCCGGTATGGTCTGCCGGCTCGGCATCGTAGTGCCTAACAAGCACCTGCCGCTCGTCTCCGGAAAGCATCGACGCATGGAACCACCAATGGAACTCGAACATGGGTGCCGGTGCTTCCTTCGAACGCGCCAGAGGGATCACATCGCTCCCTGGCCTGAGCTGCCCTCTGGACGCAGCCAGCAGCCCCTCTTCCACATTGGCGGAAAGCAGCATCTGGAACTTGTTGAAATACTTTGCTTTCAACACACCCTTGCCCAGCAGCTCGTTCGCGCACCGCGCTGCGAACCAATCCGCCACCTTGCGCTCCGGTGTGGGTGCGCATGACTCAATGTGCTCACCATGCCACTCGTAGACAACCGATCTACCCGCGGTAGCCCTGCTCCCCGCCATCACACCTCCCCGAAAAGGAATCCTCTGCCCTGATCCATCAGTCGTTGAGGTGATCGATGGCGTACTGCGCTTCGGATTCAGTGAACTGGCCACCGTATTCGCTCATCAGCTGATCCTTGACCGCAGCCTCGCTCATCGCCATCGTGTCCCTGTACGTCTTCGCCTGCTCCAGGGCGTTCTTGTTGTAATCGGTCTTCAGGTTGTCGATGGCGTACTGCGCGGCCTCCGCGGGGAACTGGCCGCCATATTCGCTGGTCAGCTGGTCGTAGATGCCCTGCTTGCTCAGGTGCATCATATCGGAATACGTCTCCGCCTGGCGAAGCGCATTGCGGTACTCCGCCGGAACGTTGTTGTCTGCGGATTCGGACTTCTGCTCGGTGGCGTTCTGCTCGGCCTCCAGGGTCTTCTCCTCCGCGGCCTCCTGCTTCTCCTCCTCGACCTTCTGCTTTTCCGCCTGGTTCTTCTCCGCAGTGCCCGCGGACTGCGACATTGACGACGACGGCTTGGCTTCCGTCGCCGACTCCTTCTTGTCCTTGGACCCGCCGGCGCTTGCCGCGATGGCGATGACGACCACGACGATGATCACCCAGAACCACCACTTCTTCCAGATCGGCTTCTTCCCGCCACCCTGCGGCGGTGTGGATGGCATCGGTTGAGGCATCGGCGTCTGCACCTGCTGCTGCACCGGAGCCCCAGCGGCCTGGAACTGCTGCGCGGCATTTCCCTGCGACGATGGCATGGTATTCGGATCGGTCATGATAACCCCTCTTCTCTCTGAAAAAGTGACGCCCCCAACTACCTGCGCCTCGCTCTCCCCGGCACCCTTATGGATACCGGGCCGGCACCGCAACGACGCGATGCCAAAACTCTCTATTTACGGCTGCTCCTCGAACGCCTCCTGCTCACGCTCGATATCACCCTTCTTCGCCGCAACATCGAACTGATCTAGATGCGACGCGACATACGCCGCCTGCTCATCCGCAGACCACCCGGACATATCCGGCACCATGGAATCATCGGCAGCGCTCGCGAGCGCCACGTCAGCATCATCGGGAGCGGTGCCGAGGTTGTTTTCTTCGCGCCAGTCGGCGATAAAATCTTTGTCTTTGCATAGATCTTCTGCGTCTTGCACGATCTGGGATATGGGCAGCTTTAAGGCATCAGAAATCTTAGACAGCTGCTCATAGTCGGCAACTGTGTTGAGCTCAAGGATGCGGCGCAATGTGCCGAAGGGGACTCCGGATGCCTTTGCGAGTTCCCGTGGTCGCATATCACGGAGCGCCATCGCTCTCTTGATGGCGACCGTAAGGCTCTTTGAGCTTATTGTCGGTATCTTCGCTGTGCTTGCCATGTCAATAGGGTAGCTCAAATTGCGCTTAGAATGTCCAAGTCTGGACACGATGAGTTTGACATAGCGCATACTTGAACGTAGTATGTCCAATATGAGACACGATGAGCTAAAAGTCAGACATTTCCCTGATGTGCTTCAAGCAGAGATGAACCGTAGAGGCGCATCCCTGAGGGACTTGGAAGGACAGACAGGCATCCCCAAAAGCACAATCGGTCGCAAGCTCTCCTTTGGCAATTTTTCACTTGAGGAGGCAGACCGATTGTCGATGGCTTTGGGGGTAAAGCTCAGCACGTTAATTCGTCGCGCCGAGGCGCTCGCATCCAAGGAAGGAGAGTGATTGCGATGCGGCTACCACGTTTCATGGTCCTGTCGCTGGCCTGCGGCGCGACGCTCGTATGCCTGGGCATGGCGGCGCTCGCCGTCATGGCCGGCGTGACGACATGGAAGGAGATCGACCATGTCGATGCACTCAGTCCACGTTGAGGTCGAGATGCTTCGACCGGTTGAAACCGAGCGGTGTGTGCCAGTTGGCGTCGCAGGAAAGCGTCACTCCATACCGCTTGCCGTTGAGCATGGCATACCGGCCTATGGCCGTGCCATACATGAACCTGTCGAATTTCTCGCGTTCGGTGACGAGCTCCGGGACGGCGACGCTCGCATGGCTTCCGGCGGGGATGGTGTCGAACCTGCCCGTGGCGTGTATGGCGTCGATTCCCTCACCGAGTGGGGGCCGGTTGACCAGCAGCGTGACCTGTCTGGCATCGTTCGCGCCGATGTTCGTGAACACGACCTCGCCGGCGGCGGCGTCCCATGCCACGGAGAAATCCACCACGCAATCCTCCGTGTCCTTCCTGACGGCCTTGCCGGCAAGCTCGTTCGCCTTACGCGCCTGGAACAGGGCGACCACACCGGTGACGCCACCCAGCGCGCCGACCCCACTGATGACCATATTCGCGACATTCCAAGCATCCATAAGCCGAATGCTACCAACACCAACACCACGGCGCGAACAGAGGCGCTCGCGTCCAAGGAAGGAGAAGAAATGAACACCACATGTGACCTGAACGTCGACTGGCGTGCATGCCCCAATTGCGCGCGATTCAAAGAGCGCATCGAGGACGCCGAGAAGGAGGCCAAAGCCGTATCGGCGAACTTCGACCGGGCGTACGCCGGATACCGCGAGGACGTGGCCGCCGGCCGCGCGTGTCCCGCCACGCCACGGCAGCGCGCATGGAGCTCGTACCTCGACGACCTAGAGATGGAACAGTCCCTAGCGTCCACACGGTGGATGGAGGCCATCAACGCGTGGGCCGTCTCCATCCACAGGCACCACCGCCGCTATGAGGCCCGACAGCAGGAGGCCGAGGACGGCGAGCCGGCCGAGACGGAGGAGATGGACGCGTTCGACAGCGCCGCCAAAGCCCGCGAAACCGCGCTCGCCAGCGAGGAAGGAGAGGAGAAATGAGCGGAAAGGTCTTTATCGGCATCTACAAGACCGGACTGCGCCTGACCGGATACGGGGTGATGGCCGTGGGAATTGGGATCGCGGCGCTCGCGTACACGAGGCTCGTCCGGGAACTCAACGACCACAACCATCACGACTACATGTTCGATGGCCTTTTCTAGCGCAACTGCGTAACCCGTTGTCCGTCATTGAACTCATCCACATACCAGTACGGCAGGGTTGACGGATTCAGTGTCACGTCCATCTCCTTGGTCTTCGAGACCTTTACCCGGAACATCACCGTACCGCGATTGGATACAGCCCTATCCATGCGCATGAGCAGCGAGTCGGGGCTCTCGCCCTCATGCAGGACGAAAATCCGCTCATGCTCATTGCCGATGACCCCTACATGCAACCTGTACACCATTTTCAATACTTCCTTTCCCGCCGACGGCGGATTGATTTTGATTTGCACCCTCCAGCCTACCGGCGGCGGGAAAGGACACAACGTCAGGGAGAACCACATGAATAACCACGCCACCGACACCGAACCCAACCATTGCCCGGAATGCGCTCTGGCCCGCGGCGCCGCCATCGAAGCGCACCAGGACCATGCATACGCCTGGCGCCAATACCGTGCTGCGTCGAACGCGTTCTTCACCGACACCGCCAACGGCCTCCTGCTTCTGGGCTCGCACGCATGCGAGCAACGCTGGCACGAGGTCGAACAGCTCTGGCGTGAAGCGCAGACATGCTACGAGGCGTGGATGGCCGCCCACCGCATCCATATCCACACCGTCTGCGCCCACCACCAACTCCAGAAAGCGGCCGAGATGGACGAAGACCCCATCGCCGACGGCACCGACACCAAGCCCACGGCCGCCGAACGCGCCGCCTACTTCGCGGCACGCGACCATGCGGACGACACCGACACGCCAGGCACGCCCGGCCGGCGGCCAGCAGTGCGGATCGTCGCATACGACGCGCATAAGGGCGGCTGCCATGAGGTTGACCCCACCGATGTGCCCGTCTGGCTGCTCGACACCCCGAACACCGCCATCGCGCGCGACGCTCGCAAAGCCACCCTGCAGGAGATCCGCACCCTCATCGACGACCTGATCGACGGACCGGATGAGCGCGGGGAAAGGGAATCCTGATGGACCAGGTACTGCACATCACGGCCGAACCCATCGCCTTGCGCGTCAAGGACGCCGCCCGCTACATGGGAGTCAAAGACCCCGACTACGTACGCACCCTCGTCGACCAAGGCTACCTGCGGGCACGCAAGGCACCAGGCACGAAAACCATGCTCATATCCGTCCAATCCATCCACGACTACCTAGGAGACCGACGATGAACCCCAACCACACACCAAGCCCGCGCGAACGCCTGACCGCCACCACCGGCGCCATCATCGCGCTCGCCGCCGGCACGTACATCGCCTGCGGTGACGGCTTCACCTGGGACCCGTATGCGTACACCATCGCATGGCTCCTGCTGATCTGCGCGCTCGCCGTCACGATCCCACAGACGGACACGCTCATCGACACCATCACCCGCGCCGCCCGGCGCATGGCCCGCATCCCACGCAGCGTACACCACGCGCACCGTGCGCTCGCCGGCCACCGGCATGCGACAGGGCGCATGACCCGTGGGATGGCAACGCCAGCCGCCCGCACCAAATAACCGAACAATCCTGCGTGGGACATGCGGTCTGCTCCCATGACCCACGCACCGGGGCCGTGCAAGTAGCCCCACCCGAGACACCCGGCCGACCTCCCTTCTCTCATATTCCCCCGGCAGGATCCTCGCGGTGGAGGAGGGTGCGATTCCCTCCCGGCCCGCTAGGTGGGCGCGTCAACGTCACCCCCGCTCATCGAGATAGCCCGATGGGGCGGGGGAGCGATGGCCCTGGCCGCAGTCATGCCCAGCGGAATCAGCCCCGCCGGGGAGCCACCCAGCGCGCCCACCACACCACGACACAGAAAGGAACACACGCCATGGCAGGAGAGACCACCATCACCATCACAGGCAACCTCACCCGCGACCCCGAACTACGCACCACAGGCAACGGGCACACGGTATGCAACCTCACCATCGCCAGCTCGACACGCCAATACAACCGCGACACCAACCAATGGGAGGACGGCGACACGCTCTTCCTCAACTGCACCGCCTGGGACTCGACCCACGCGGCGCTCGCGAGCAACATCGCCGCCTCATTGTCCAAGGGCATGAGCGTCATCGCCCAAGGCCGACTCGTCCAACGCACGTACGAGACGGAGGACCACGAGCGGCGCACGGTCATGGAACTGCGCGTGGAGCACATCGGCCCATCGTTGCGCCGCGCCACCGCACAGGTGACTCGCCAGCAATCCACGGGCGGCTTCAGCCAGGCGCACGCCGGATATTCAGGCGGCGCCACAGCCAACACCGGCCCTGTGAGCGACTCATTCGCCCACGGCGCGGGCATGCCGGAAGGCGACCCGTGGGCCACCGGAACGGACGAATTCTAGAAGGGGTGGACCATGGCCAGTTCGATCCATGTGCCCAACATCCAGATGACCACGCGCGAACGCAACAACGCCGTGGGCAACTACCGTGGCACCCACGCATGGGCCACGCGGTTCAACCCGTATCCCATGCTCAACGCCAACCCCGGCATGAGCGTCGAACAAGTGTTCGAACAATTGCTCGAGGAAGATGACCAACACCTCGCGGGACTGCGCGCACGCATGGGCGCCACCGGACCGGACGACACCGGCACACCCATGTCGCGCGCACGCCGGCCCGACGGGCAAGCCACCGCCGACAGGCTCTTCACCACACCCTGGCACCAGCTCGAAACACACGAACAGGCCCAGTTGCGCACCCTGCTCGACACGGCCGGCCGGCAGCACATCACACGCGCACTCACGCTCGACCCCACCATGAGCGCCGACCAGATCATCGACGGGCACAACATGGAGGCACGGCCATGAGCACCACCGGATCCCTCGTCCTGACATGCCACATCGACGGCACACCCGCCACCAAAGGCAGCTACAGGCCCGTACGCAACCGGCGCACGGGCAAGACACTGCTCGTGGGCATGAACCGGCACGAACACGAATGGCGAAACCGTGTGGCACGCGCCGTACGCTCGCAATGGTTCACGCAGCACCCCACACGCCCCATGCCACATCTGGACACACCCCTCACGGTGCGCGCGGTGTTCCTGCTGCCGCGGCCCAAAAGCGTGAGCCCCACCGCACGCCCGTGGCCGACCGTCAGCCCGGACGTCGACAAACTCGCCCGATGCCTGCTCGACGCGCTCACCGACAGCGGCCTAATCAAGGACGACAGCCGCATCATCCACCTCGACGCCTACAAACACTACGCCGACCCACCACACAAGGCCGCCGGCGCCGACATCACCATCCACACACTCGACAAGGAGGAACCATGAGCAGACAAGACGGATACGCCAGACTCCAAAACAGCTTCTGGCGCTCACCCAAAGGCATGAAGCTCAAGAAACGCAACCCGGCGGCTGGATTCCTGTATATCCTGTCGATCAGCTACGCGGCCGACAACATGACCGACGGGCACATCAGCGAGGACGTCGCCTACTACGCGCTCGACGCGACCGACGACCAGATCCGCTTCCTCGTCGAGGAAGGTTACTGGGACCCCAGCACGGACGGTGATGGATGGCAGATCCACGACTACCTCGAACACCAGAACAGCCGCGAACAGATCGAAGCCTCCAGAGCCAAGGACCGCGCCCGCAAAAAGACCACAAGGAAACCTTCCGACCAACCTGACACCGGAATCCACACGGAATCCAACCGGAATCCGACCGGAGACCGCACGGACTGTTTAACAGAAAACAACAAACAGAAAACAACAAACTCTTCCTCTAACGAGGAAGAGGGGGAAACGCGCGCGAGCGCGCCCACCGCCCCCGCCGAAAGACACCAGTCGGAAGCGCGGATCATCGACCTGTGGGAGCCGGACGCGTCCGCCCAGGCCACCGCCGACGAGAAAGCGCGCGCAGGGTACCCACGCGTCGACCTCGCCTCGCTCGCCACCCGCTTCCGCCGCAAACTGCACGCCCGTGGCTTGGCGGCGTACAAGCTCCTGCCCACCACGGATTCCCTGTCGGCGGAGTTCTGCACATGGGTCGAGAAGGAAGCCGAATTCATGGCCGAACGCACCAAGGGCACGCCCACACCACCCGCCCACGTGGTGACACCGCACGAGCACACGTGGACATGCGAGCACGTGCAGAACCTCATCGCCCCGCATGAGGCCGAGTACGACCACACCCGTGACGGGTTCGCACCCAGTGCGTGGATGCAGGCCTGCAGCCGTCTGGCCGACCAACTCAACCAGGGCATCGACCCACACGCCGCGCTCACGCAGATCCTGCAGGAGGCCACCGCATGACCCTGCCGCTCATCTGCCTCGCGCTCGCCGTCCTGCTCACCGGCGTCGCACTCTACGAACTGCACGTCTCCTGCGAGACTGCCGCGCTCGCCGACCGTCTGACCGACGCGCTCGACGCGTGCGGGGACACCACGGTCACGATCCAATGGCGCACCCGCCAAGCCCCGTGGGACATGCACCGCGCAGACCTGACCCTCGACTGCATCGGCGACCTGCTGGCCGACCGGCCCGACCTGCGGGACGCCATCCGCCATGACGAAGCCTGGATCAGCTTTGCCACACACGAACCTACCCGTGAAAGGAACCGCCCATGACCCCACTGGCCACCATCGGCATCATCGGCGTCGGCATCTGCCTGCTGCTGCGCTGCATCCTGGACGCCACCGAATGGATCCCCGACCTGCTCGCCGAACACCGCAAACACAAAAACGACCACGACCGAGACCGGGAGGAACCATGATCTATTGCGCCATCATCGCCGCCATCATCGCCATACTCGCAGTGGCCGGCGGCGTCAGGGACGCCATCGACCTCAACCATGCCATCAAAGCGCGCGATGACCGCGACCGGGCATGGCGCGCATACGAGATGCGCGTCATCGCCGAACACGAGAGGCACGAAACCGAGCTGGAAGTGCGCCGTCACGACGAGACGGAGAACCACCAATGAGCACCATGGGACCAATGAGCACACGGGACGCGCAATGCTGGAGGCAGACAGGATGGGTCCTGTACCGGATCCTCACCGACCTCGGATACCTGCCGCACAGCAGCGAGGACAAACTATCCAACGAGGACCTCGACCGATTGCGCTGCGACCTGCGCTACGCACAATTCGACCGCGGCCTCGACCATGTGCTCGACGAGATCAACGCCCACGCCGATAACGCACGAGGTGTCCTCGACAGACTGCGTAACGAGGGGAGACTAACGCACGACCTTGAGACGCGACTCAATGAGGATATCCGCAGCGCCCACTACATACGCATCGGCGTCCTCCAACGTGCCTGTACCTGCGAACAGCCACACGGTACCAACGAGGACGCCGAGTGAGGGACGTGTTTGCCATCGTGCTCATGTTCGCCATCACCCTGCTCATCAGCTGGTGGTCCGACAGCCACCGCTTCTAACCAACCGGAACAAACATTCGAACACGAGAGGACATACCATGAACGAACTCGTAAACCTCGACTTTGAAGGAACCCAGATACGCGTCATCACAGCCGACGACGGCACGCCACGCTGGGCGCTCGCCGACGTATGCGCGGCATGCGGCATCGCCAACCCATACAATGTCGCCGCACGGTTGGACGACACCCAAAAGGGCCTCCATACTATGGAGACCCTTGGAGGACCGCAGCAAATCACCGTCGTCAACGAAGACGGCCTCTATGACGTGATTCTCGACAGCCGCAAACCCGAAGCACGCCGCTTCCGTAAATGGGTCACCAGCGAAGTGTTGCCCTCCATCCGCAAGCATGGAGGATATATCCCCATCCAGGAACACGACGACGAGAAAAGCATCCTCGCCCGCGCCGTGCTCATCGCCCAATCCGCGCTCGCGGACAAGGACCGCATCATCGACGAGCAGCGCATACGCATCGCACAGGCCGAACCATTGGCCCTGACCGCGCAGGCATTGTGCGACACGGCGGGAAGCATGACCTTCACCGACGCCGCCAGACACTTCATGCAACTCGACCCACACATGAATCGCACCCACGTCATCGCCACATTGCGCACCCACGGCTACCTCGAGCGCAACTCACTGGCACCCACACGCAAAGCCACCGACCCCGGATACCTCAAACCGATCATCGGCACACGGCGAGACGGACGCCTCGGCAGGCAATACTCGCACTTCACCACCAAAGGCATGGGCTGGTTCATCAACCGGTTCATCTACGGCAACGCACAAGGAACACTCACTGGAACAACGGAGGCATGACCATGGCAAGCGCACGCATCATCGACATCATCCAACGCTGGCACAAGGCTGGCTACGACACCGCCACCATAGCCCGACTGCTCAAAATGGACAAGCGGGAAGTCCAAGACATCATCGACGCCGAAACCCGATCCGCACCAACCAAGCCCGCACCGCCCGAATTCAGCGACGTCCCACTGTTCTGACCAAAGGAAACCATATGCAGCCAGACGCCAACCGCATCCAACATGACATCCACGACCTACGCGAACAAGCAGCGACACTCGACGCGCTCGCGACCCGACGCATCAAGATCCACCACGACCACACCCACAGGCACATGAGCAGCGCACCCACACCACTCAACCTGACCGCCGCCGACCTGCTCGACCAGATCCACGCGCTCACCCGCCGCATCGCGCTCGCGGCCGGGTTGCGCTTCGGCCGTGGCAGGGACGTGCACGCCCTGCTCAAAGGACTCGACCGGCCCGAACCATGCGAGACGCTCGCCGCGCGCGGGGACGCGTGGAACATCGTGCGCCTCGTGGACGACGCGGCATGGCACGCCCGCCAACTCACGGACCCGTCGCCCTCACTGCGGTATGCGGGCATCTGCCCACGCTGCCGCAGCGGCGTATGGATCCCCGAAACCCAACCCGCCACCACAAACCACCGGTGCACGGAATGCGGGCACGTCGAACCACTCGCCACCATCATCCAAGCACACGAACTGCGCCTGCTCACCAGCGGCATCATGGACACCGCCGCCAACCTATGCCACCTGCTGCGCGCCTGCGGCATCCCAGTCAAACGCAACACCATCGCCCAATGGCGCAAACGCAAACGCATCACGCCCGTGGGGAAGGACGACCAGGGACGGCCCGTGTACGCGCTCGCCGATGTGCTCCTGCTGCGGCGTGCGGTTGACAGGGAGGAGTGTCACCGCTAGGGTATGTAGTATTGCGCGACGCGTGTAGCTGAGCGCGAATGTACGGCCTTGGACGGTGTGGACTGTCCGGGGCCGTTGCCGTATCGGGGGAGCGGGACGATGAAACGAACTAACCCACGCAGCGCGAACGGGCACCGACGCCGCCAGCTGCGCGCCCGTGTGATCGCCGCATACGACACGTGCGCGATCTGCGGGCAACCGGTCGACAAATCATTGCGCACGCCGCACCCGTTGAGCGCGGAGGTCGACGAGATCATCCCCGTGTCACGAGGCGGCGACCCACTCGCATGGAACAATGTGAGGCTTACGCACCGGCGCTGCAACCGGCTCAAAAGCAACAAGAGCGACGCATACGCACACGCCCAGCTCGAGCACAGGCCACAACCACGCGCCACGTCGCTGCCATTGCACACGAGCCCATGGTGACCGTCGTCCGACACGTCCGGAATGGTGGGGGAGGATACCCCGGCCGGGGTCCGGAGGCCTCCTCGTGTGCAGTGCCGATTTCTCCCCGGGCACGCATCAATCGTTACATGAAACGATTCGTAACGAAAAAGGCGGTGATGACCATGCAGTGCTGCATATGCGGAGCAGAACTGCAATACAGCGGCCATGGCAAGAAACCACGCTACTGTTCATCCTCCTGCCGGGTGAAGGCGAAACGCATGCGTGACAAGATCGGCGCCCGCCCCGCCGCCACCAAGAAAGAGAAAGCCGCACTCGCTGGCGATGACTTCGAATACAAAGGACGAGACATCCCGGCCAACCGGAGGCACGATGTCGACCTTGCATTCGAACGCAAGATGGACGAACCGCTCGAGACCACGCTGCGTCGCAACCGCGCCCGCCTGCAGCGTGCAATCGACGACCCTGACTGTCCTCCCGCCGCGCTTGCTGCACTCAGCAAGCAGCTGATCGCGGTAAGCCGCGAACTCATGGAGGTGAGGGGTTCCGACGATGTCCTCGCGATACTCGACGACGATGACGAGGTGATGCACGATGACGAATTCAAGGCGGAAACTGTCTGACCTCGCCTCGCACCTCATCATCCCCGACGGCATCGTGAAGACCCGATTCCCGCGCATCGCCAAACTCGCGAAAATCGCCGGCATCGCATACGATCCATGGCAGCAAGGACTGCTCACCCTCATGTACGGGCTACGCAAGGACGGCAAATACGCATGCGGTGCGGGAGGGCTCGCAGCCAGTCTTCCCCGTCAGGTAGGCAAGACCTTCACATTCGGCACCGCCGCATTCCTCGACTGCCTACTCACCCCAGGGCTCAAGGTGCTATGGACCGCGCACCGTTCCCGCACCTCCGACGAGACATTCGCCAGCATGCAGACACTTGCCCATGACGCGACATTCGCCCGCTATGTCGAAAACATCCGACGGGCGAACGGCCAGCAGGAGATAGGATTCCGCAACGGCTCCAGGATCCTGTTCGGCGCCCGCGAGCAAGGATTCGGCCGAGGATTCGACGGCATCGACCAGATCGTATTCGACGAGGCCCAGATCCTGACCGAACGCGCCCTAGACGACATGGTCCCCTCTACGAACACGGCAGCCAACCCACTCATCGTGATGATCGGGACACCACCCAAGCCCGGCGACCCATCAGAGATCTTCCAAGGCAAACGACAGACGGCGCTCGCCGGCGCAGACAAAGATCTGCTGTACGTCGAATTCAGTGCCCCACGTGGCAGTAGTCTCGACGACCGTGACGCATGGGCTGCTGCGAACCCATCCTATCCACAGCGCACCAGCGAAACCGCCATCGCCCGCATGCGCGCCATGCTGTCCGATGACTCATTCAGGCGTGAAGCACTCGGCATATGGGACAAAACCGACATCAAGCACGCTATCGATCCACAACAATGGGAACAGGCCGGCGTCGACGAACGCCGAGACGGCGGAGCGGTCTCGTTCGCGATCGACATGCCGCCAGATCGGGCGAGCATCGCAATCGGCGCATGCATGAGATACAAGGACAAAAGCGCTCATGTAGAGCTCGCACGATTCGAAAGCACCGGACAGAACGGTCTCGCATGGGTGATCGACTGGATCGCTGAACGATGGCCACGCACCTGCAGCGTCATCATCGATGCACAATCACCGGCGACTGTTCTCGTACAGGACCTCAAACAACGCGGCGTACGCATCACGCTGACCAACTCCACCGACATGGGACAAGCATGCGGACGATTCACTGACATGCTACGTGACGGCACACTGCACCACCTCAACGGGCAGGAACCGCTCGACATCGCCGTAAAAGGCGCCACGAAACGCAACATCGGACAATCCGGTGCATTCGGATGGAACAAACGCACCGCCGACGTGGACATCAGCCCGCTCGTAGCCATTACGCTCGCCCTACACGGGGCGTGCACCACCCACCGCAACCCGCTTGAGACCAGAAGGGTGATACGACTGCCATGAGTTTGACCTTTCCCAACACGATCAGCGGACTGGATTCCGATGAGCACAAGCTCTACCGCACGCTGTTGCGGCGCCTGACCGCCAAACGCAAGCGCAACCGGCTGCGCCGCGCCTACATGGACGGTCGCAACGAACTGCACGACATCGGCTATGCCCTGCCGCCAGTTGCCGCCGACATTGACATCGTCGTCGGATGGCCGGCCAAGGCCGTTGAGGGTCTAGCCAGCCGCGTCGTCATGGATGGCCTGCAATCCGAGTCCGGCGACGACCTGACCGACCAGGTGCAATCCATCATGGACGTCAACGACCTGATGGCCGTCGCCGACAGCGTGCACAGCGACGCGCTCGTGCACTCCTGCAGTTTCGTGGCCGTCCTCGAGGGTGACACGAATCTGGGAGAGCCGGCCGTGATCGTCCAGGAGTTCACCGCGGACGTAGCCACCGGCATATGGGACAAGCGGCGCCACCGGCTCGAAAGCGCGCTCCTGTTCGACGTGTCCGACGATTACAGGCACATCAACTGCGCGTACCTGATGCGCTACGGCATGACTATCACCATCGAACACGACTGCACCGGCTGGCATGTCGCGGACCGGTACGAGGACGACGCAGAACGCATCCCATGCGAACTGTTCGCCTACAAGCCCGACGAACGACGCCCGTTCGGCCGCAGCCGCATCGACCGCACCGTCATGAGCCTGACCGATTCCGCCGTGCGTACGTTCCTGCGCAGCGAGTTGCAGGCCGAACTCTACTCGGTGCCGCCCCGATACATCCTGGGGGCGAACGAGGAGATGTTCACCGACGAGAACGGGAACCCGATCCCACGCTGGCGGCTCATGCTCGACCAGATGCTCATCCTGCCACGCGACTCCGCATCCGGCGAAGTGCCTCAGGTCGGCCAGTTCACCCAATACTCGTTCGAACCCCACAGTGCGCAGTTGAGGCAGACCGCGACGATGTTCGCGTCGGCCACCAGCCTGCCGCCGGACGCGATGGGCGTGCTCACCGACAACCCCAGTTCGGCCGAGGCGATCGACAAGGCCACCAAGGAGTTGTGCTTGCTCGACGAGAAATGCCACCGGTGGTTCGGCAACCCATGGCGTCACATCATCGCCCGCGCCCAGCAAGCCGTCGGCGACGGCGACGTGCAGGCCGTACGACCTCAATGGCGCAACCCGTCGACCCCGTCCCGGGCCGCGGCCGCCGACGCCGCAGTCAAACTCGTACAGGCCAACATCCTGCCGGCCGACAGCGAGGTCACGTACGACATGCTCGATTTGAGCGACGAACAACGCAGGATCCTGCGGTACGAACGCCGGGAACGCAAGGCGCAGGAGGCCCTCGACGCGATGGGCCAGCAGTTGCGTGAAACCCTGCCGCACAATCCGGGAAGTGACATGAAAGTCGAGTGACGGCATAAATGAGGGGGCGAAATGACGGCATCGTATCCGAAACCCTCGAAAATGAGCAAGGAACAAGCGGAAAAGCTCATCGACCAAAGCTACGTGAACTACCGCCGTCAGATCGAAGACCTGCAACGCAAGGCCCAATGGGACCTCAAGGCCGTGTGGGGCGACGCGTTCCATTACCCCACCGATCAGGACCGCGTGGATGAGGCGCGGAGAATCATCCAACGATACGGGGACATGGGAGCCCAAGTGGCCCAGAACTACTATACGCAGGTACGCACCGCCACATCCGCGGCGTACGACATCGACCTGCCGCCATACGAGGCTCCCCGCTACCCGTCACGCGACGACCTGATCTGGCAGTTGTCGGGTGGCACGAACAACACCGACGTGCCCGGCCTGCACCTAAGGGACGTGATCCCGGACGCGGCCGGCAACGTGCACAACAAAGCCGGCATCCGCATCGACGACCTATGGCCGTCAACAGGCAACATCGATGACTACCTTGACTGCATATCCAAGTGGATCCAATCAGCCGGGCGCATGCAGGTCCAGAACAACATCCGCGTGGACCCGACCCAACCACGATGGGCACGCATACCCAAAGGCGAGACCTGCGAATTCTGCCTGATGCTCGCATCACGCGGCTTCGACTACCTCACCGAGGAAACCGCCTCCCTGGGCGGATCCTTCCACGACGGCGCATGCGACTGCGCCGTCGTGCCCAGCTGGGTCGAATCCAAGATCAGCGGATACAACCCCGTCCTGCTCAAACAACGGTGGCAAGCCTGCGCCGACACCGTGGCTCTACTCACCACGGAAAAGGAATACGACCGATACGTGCAGGCGTTCACCCCGGACAAACGGCATCCCGAGCCGTTCTCATACAGCCATTGGAAACGCAACATCGAGCTTGCCGAAGCACGATGGCGCGATCGGATATGGCTGAACGGAGGACCAGAGCCACCAATCACATTCGAGACCGAGAAACTCCGGCAGGAAACAGAAATGGCTCGCCCCCAGGAGATACGCACTGCCCAAAGACTCCGTAAGCATGGCATCATCCCAGCATTCCAAGTTGATTCCCGTCCTGTCATCGACCCTATTACCGGAATAGAGGAATCAATCGGTTTGCCCGATTGGGCTGGAGGAATCGAAATCAAGACTCCTGACAAGGCCAAGGCATTCCGATCCATCGATGGCTATCTGGGAAGCGCGAGCAAAAAGGAGGACTGCAAACGTCTAATCATCGACAACACCGAAAACCCGAACATGAGCGACGACACGCTCATTGAATACATTCATCAGAGCAACAGGTTCAAACGAGGAATGATCTACATCCTTGACAAGGAGCAATCCCTCCTACGAATCAGGTAGGCGTCTCAGAAGCTACCGAAAATGGCGGCAACCGGGACGCCTACTACTCCAATCATAACACGCCACGGCCTTGACCATACATATACGGTGGATTGCCGCAGTAGCCGACCGGAGCCGACTGTAAATCGGCCGCCATTGAGCCACGCAGGTGCGAATCCTGCATCCACCACGTATCCGCGGACCCCGCACGCCGCGTCGCTAACCGTGCGCACCACACAGCAAAGGAAACAGCAATGCCGAAACTGCACAACCCCGATCTCTGGCAGCAGTCCAGCCCACGCCCGTACCGCACCATCACTGGCGACGGCGAAGGCGGCTCGTCCGACACCGCACCGAAGGATCCGCCACAGCAGGAGCCAAACGGCGAACACAACGGCGACAGTACGGACGCGTCCAAGGAGTTCAGCCATGCGCTCGCCAAACGCGTCGCCGAGATCGAGAAGAAGTACGAGGCCAAGCTCAAGGACTACGAGCAGCTCAAGGAAAAGGCCGCAGCCTACGACGAGCAGCAGGAGTCGGGCAAGTCCGACATGGACAAGCTCAATGAGCGGATTGCCGCGATTGAGGCGGAACGCGACAAGCTCGCCGCCGAGAAGCAGCGGCATGAGCTCGTCTCCCGCGTCGCCAAAGAGACCGGCATGCCTGCGGACGTGCTCGCCATGCTCTCCGTGGACGACGAGGAGGGGCTGAAAGCGGCGGCCGAGACGCTCAAGGAGCAGTTCGGCAAGACGGGACGCAGGGGAGCTCCACCGGCGGGGCATACCGACGGGCGTATGCCCAAGGACGACCGCCACGGCATGGACCTGCTGCGCGACGCCTACAACAACTGACTGACGAAAGGAGGCCATCATGGCCATCACATTGACGGAGGCGGCGAAACTGTCGACCACCGACCTGCAGAAGGGCGTCCTCGAGACGTTCGTGCAGACATCCCCGGTCCTCGACCGCATCCCGATGCTCGAGATCGAGGGCAACGCCTACGCATACAATTCCGAGGCCACCCTGCCGGGTGTGGAATTCAGGGCGGTCAACGGATCCTATTCCGAATCCACCGGCACCGTCAACCAGAAGAGCGAGACGCTCGCGATATTGGGTGGCGATGCGGATGTGGACCGCTTCATCCAGCAGACGCGCTCCAACCTCAATGATCAGCGGGCCACTCAGACCGCGATGAAGGTCAAGGCGATCTCATACAAGTTCCAGGACACGTTCATCAACGGCGACTCGTCCACCGACGTGAACAGCTTCGACGGGCTGAAGAAGCGCCTGACCGGCAACCAGGTCATCGACGCCGCCACGAACGGCCTGCCCGTCGTGGGCAGCTCAAACGCGGACATCCACACGTTCCTCGACAAGCTCGACGAACTGCTCGCCGCCGTGCCCGGCATCAACGGCACGAACGGCGCGATCTACGCGAACGCGAAGATCATCCGCAAGATCGCGTCCGCACTGCGCCATGTGGGCCTGGACACGGTGCTCATGGAGGACATCACCGGCAAACGCGCCATCCAGTGGAACGGCATCCCGATCCTCGACCTGGGCACAACCGCCGCAGCCACGCCCGTCGACATCCTGCCATTGACAGAGACGCAGGGCACCGCCACCGCATCCTCCTCCATCTACGCCGTCAAGTTCGGCGCGGACGAGGGCGACCAGGCCGTCACCGGCTTGACCAACGGCGGCGTGCAGGTCGAGGACCTCGGCCAGTTGCAGAGCAAACCCGCCTACCGCACGCGCATCGAGTTCTACTGCGGCATGGCCGTGTTCGGCGGCAAGGCCGCCGCTCGCCTGAAGGGAGTACTCAATGGCTAGGAAAACCACTGCCGACCCCGAACCGGAAACCGTCGAGGAGACACCGGCCGGGCGCATCGAGGTGTTCGACGTGGACTGCCCGGACGGCGTGCGCCGCCGGGTGACCCGCAACATCGACACCGGCGAGCAGACAGTCGAGCCCGTCGGCGAGTAAAGGAGGGCGGCCATGGCACCGGATACGGAACCGTTCGCATCGGTGGACGAACTCGAAGCCGGCTGGCACCCGCTGCTCGACTCCGAACGGGCAAAGGCCAGTGTGCTGCTGAGCCGCGCCACACGCCTGATCCGCGCGCAATGCCCCGGCTGGCATGCGGCGGAACAGGCGAATCCTGGTGTCTGTGCCGACGTGTGCTGCGCCATGGTGCAACGGGCCATGGCCACCTCAGGCAGCGTTATCCCGGACGGTGTCAGGCAGATGAGTCAGACGACCGGCTCATTCCAGGACTCGTACACGTTCGACAACCCCAGCGGCAACCTCTACCTGCGTGACGAGGAACGGCGCGCGCTCAACCCACGGCGCGGGCGCGCGTTCACCCTCACCTACGCCCAACGATTCGGGGAGGCTCAGACATGATTCCAGCCGACTATGAGACCGTCACGGTCTCCCGCAGCCGCGTGAGCATGATCGCCGGCCGGCGCCACAGCGAACCGCCCGAACCGGTCGGTGAAATCGGTGTGCTCGTCGCGCCCGTCACACGGGAACGGCAATTGGAGACCGGACGCACCACGCTGGTCTCTGGCTATGACCTGTACCGGCGCGGCCATGCCGTGTTCGACATGCGCGAGGGCGACCTCATCGACGTGCGTGGCGAGACGATGACCATCACCGAAGCACCCATGCAATGGCGGCGCGGTGAACGTGTCATCGGCTGGCAATGGCACTGCGAACGAAGGGAGGAGCAATGAGCCGCAACAGCAGGGTCAAGGTGGTGCTCAACCGCGCCAACGTGCAGGAGCAGCTCCTGCACAACAAGCAGTTGCTCGACGATGTGCAGGAACAGGTCGAGGGCATGGCTGAAGTGCATCCCAGCATCAAGGTATGGCGCAACGACGGCGGTGGACGTGGCAACGTGGTCGCCACCATACCTATGCAGGTCGAGGACGCGCACCGTGGCCTCATGTCCGACATGCTCGGCAAGGTGCGCATATGACCGCCCGCCTGCTCGGGGTGGACCCGTCCACGCGGATCCTGTCCACGCTGCAGGACGCGTTGCCCGGTGTGCCGGTCGGCTTCGACATGCCGGCCGGCGCCCGCAAACTGTTCCTCACGCTCTCCGCCGGCGCGTACACGACGCCGGTGACCCAACGGTGGACGCTCACAGTGAGCGCCTACTCGACCACACCCGCCGGCATCCTCGACCACACGGACGCGCAATCCATGTGGCTCATGGCCACACGCGCACTGCTCGACGCCCGACGCCGGCATCCGCTGTGCGATGCCGAGGTGCAGGCGGGTCCCATGACCACCCACGACACGACGCTCGGCACCGACTACGTGTACGGGTCGCTCCTGCTCACCGGCGTCGCCCGATAACCATTTTCGAAAGGACTACACATCATGGCAGATCTGGAAGCGCAATTGCTCGCCGCCGGCGCCACCGGGCTCGAATACGTCAGCTCCGGCAACGACGCCGACCTCGTCAAACTCATCAAGGAGGCCGCGATCTTCCGGTACGACGTCGGCGCGCCTGTTGGCACGTTAAACGGCAACTGGAAGCCGGCCGACGGCAAGGGGCCGCTCGGCTACTTCAGCGAGGACGGCATCACCATCCACCCCGAGGCCGGTGAGAGCAACGACTTCACGGGCCACAACGGTGACACCGTCGCCTCGTGGGATTCCGGCGGCTACTGGACGATCCAGTTCGCGGGCCTCGAATCCAAGAAGGAGGTCGTGGAGACCTACTTCGACGCCACCGTGGACGCGACCGGCGCGATCACCATCGACAAGGCCAGCTGTGACAAGCCGGCCCAATACGTCATCGCCGGCCTGACCCAGGCGGAGAACCTCATCGTCCTGCACGTCCCCAAGGCCAAGGTCGGCGAACGTGAGGACCTCGTCTGGAAGATCTCGGAGCTCATGAGCTACGGCATGACCCTGCGCACCTTCAAGGATGCACAGGCACCGTACTACTTCAAGGCATGGGGCTTCGCCACCGACCTGTGACCCCACACCATACGTCCCTTCCCGCCGTGTCGCCTATCCGCGGCGGGAAGGGATTTTCCATACCACCGATAGGCGCACACATCAGATAGGACACCACCATGAGCCGCCACGAATACGAGACCATCGACCTGACCCCAACCACCAAAAGTACGGACACGGATCCACGCCCCGTGCACATCAAATACGGCGACGTCGAAATGGACCTGCCACGCCTCGACGACTCCAGCCAACTGCCCACCAGCATGCTCATCGCCGGCATGACCGCCGCCAGCCAGGGATGGAATAACCTCGACGACGACCAGAAACTCGCGTTCATGGCCACCATGCTCGCATGGCTCGCCCGCGAATACCCACGCTTCGAACGCGAACTCGACCGCAAATCAGGCGACAAAACGCTCGACATCGGCCGTATCTTCGCCGCATGGGCCAAAGCCACCAAGGACATGGACCCAAAAGCCTCATCCTCATCGACCTCTGCCTGAACCACCCAGCGGCCATCCAATACGACTGGATCGCCGCATGGGGCCACCCACTCGACCTGACCCGCCAACCGCTGTACGAAGCATGGCCCATGTGCCGGGAAATCCTCAAAAACCACGACACCAGCCACGCATACGCCGCACTCGCCGGCAACAGCTACCTGCCCGGCCAGACCGAACAACTCATCCACGCCCTCAACCAGACCAAGCAACGACGCACCACGCCCGCATGGATGAAACCCGACCCGCTCACCAGCCGCGAACACACCGCGGCAGCCCAACCGCACAATGAGACCCTACGCGCCAAACTGTGCGAACGTCTCGGCATCAGCGGCACATAACCCAACAGGAGGCCTTCGATGGCGCAGGAACTCGGCACCGGCTACATCATCATCAGCCCTTCGGCCAAGGGACTGGGCAAAGCCATCGAAGGCGACATCTCCGCAGGCACCGAAAAAGGCACCTCCGGCGCAAGCAAGACCATCCTGCAACGCGTCGGGGGCGCATTCGGCAAGATCGGCAAGATCGGCATCGCCGCCACCGGAGCCATCGGCGGGGCCCTCGTCGGCCTCGCCGCCAAAGGCGGCTTCGACCGCGCGCTGAACATCGAACGCGCCCAAACCAAACTCAAAGCCCTCGGCCACGACACCAAGAGCGTCGACGGCATCATGAACGACGCGCTCGCCAGTGTCAAGGGCACCGCGTTCGGTTTGGGGGATGCGGCCAGTGTCGCCGCCGGTCTGGTCGCCTCCGGTGTCAAGCAGGGCGGCCAGTTGCAGACGGTCCTCAAGACCGTGGGTGACACCGCGCAGATCGCCGGCGTCGAATTCAAGGACATGGGCGTCATCTTCGGCAAGGTCGCCGCCACCGGCAAACTCCAGGGCGACGAGATGCTCCAACTCATGGAGTCCGGCATCCCGGTTCTGCAGTATCTGGCCGACCACTTCCAGGTCACCGCCGAAGAAGCCCAGAAGATGGTCTCCGACGGCAAAGTGTCCTTCGAGGACTTCGAAGCCGCCATGCGCGAACACATCGGCGGGGCCGCCCAATCCGCAGGTGAGAGCTTCGACGGCGCTATGAGCAACATGAAGGCCGCATTGAGCCGCTTGGGGGAGAGTGTCGCCACTCCTGTCATCAAGGGGTTGACCGGCCTGTTCAATCAGGCAATCCCTTTGATCGACGGGTTCACCGCGGCGGCGAAACCGGCCCTTGAAAGCATCGGTGGTGTTCTGCAGCGTGGACTGGAGAACGCGATCCCCGCAATCAGTGGCGTCGTCTCCACCATCGGCTCAATGCTCGACGGGTTACGCCGTGGTCTTGGCGGTGCGTTCTCAAGAATCGGCGATGCGCTCCAGCCGGCGGCGAACAAAATCAAGAACACGTTCCTGATACTCTTCGCCGGCATCAAGAACCAAGTCGATGGCGACATATCCAGCATGACCGACGGCATCGGTGTGAAGATCCAAGGGCTTGCGGCCAGGATCGCGCCAGCTCTCGGTGGCATCGCCATGCAAGCCGCTGAGGCGTTCCAACGGCTCATGCCCAGCGTCCAGCAGGTCATCGACTTCATCTCCAATGCGTTCAACTCGGTCAAGGACGTTGTCGGGCAGTTCTTCAGCGCATTCGAACAGGCCGGCGGCAGCACGGCGCAGCTCTCGCAGATCGGCGGCGCGCTCGTATCGCTCATGAGCCCATTGGGGGCCATCAAGCTTGTCGCCGAACAGTTCGGATCCATCATCATGCCCACGCTCTCAGCCACACTCGGCCAACTGGCCGGCACGTTGGGCGGCGTCCTCGCCTCGGTGCTTCCGTCCATCGCATCAGCGTTCGAAACGGTCGGTTCCGCCATGGGGCAGGTCCTCTCTGCGGGCATGCAGGTCATCGGCGCGCTGTTGCCGCCGCTGGCCAGCCTGCTGGGCTCATTGGCACCAATCGTCACAACGATTGCAGGGCTCTTCGCTGATCTGGCTTCGGCCACATTGCCAGTATTCGCCGACATGGTCAGCCAACTGGCCAACATGCTCGGCGGTGCGCTCGCGACGGTGCTCCCATCGGTGGGATCAATGCTCACGGTACTCGGCGACGCCATCGGACAGGTGCTTTCCGCTGGCATGCAGGTCATCGGCGCGTTGCTGCCTCCGCTGGCCAGCCTGCTGGGCTCATTGGCGCCAGTCGTCACGATGGTCGCTGGACTCTTCGCCGATCTGGCGTCGACCATCGGTGGCATCGTGTCCGGCGTCATGCCATCGCTGGTCGCCATAGTCCAGACAGTGGGGGATACACTGAGCGGCGCCATCATGGCCGTGCTGCCAAGCGTGCAAAGCATCATCGGTTCCATCACATCGGCCCTGCAGTCGCTCATGCCGGCCATCACCAATATCGTGTCGGCGGCTGGGCAGATTGTGCAGTCGATCCTGCCGGTCGTGGTCAACCTACTGCAGACGCTGTCGCCATACATCGTGCAGGTCGCAGGCTACATCGGTCAGGTCGCGGACATGATAGGACAGCTCATCGCGCAGGTCGCGCCGCTCGTGGAGCAGCTCATCAGCTCTCTGCTGCCCGTCATCACGAACATCGTTGACCTGGTCATGAACATCATCAACGTCATCATGCCACTCATCCCACCGATTCTGGAGGTCGTGATGATGGTCATCGACGGCATCATGACCGGATTGGACATCCTCATGCCCATCATCCAAGGCGTCCTGACAGTGGTGACCACAGTCGTGTCCGGCATCATGACACTCATCGGATGGATCATCGAAGGGGTGTCCAACCTCGTGGCATTCGTCCAGCCTGTCATCCAGGGATTGAGTGATTTCATCACCATGGTGCTATCCACCATCCGCACCATATGGGACACGGTTTGGAACGCGATCAAAACCGTGTTCCAAACCATATGGAACGCCATCTCATCGGTTGCGACATCAGTGTTCGGAGCAATCTCCGGATTCATCAGCGGTACGCTCAACTCCATCCGCGCCGTATGGAACGCCATCTGGAACGGCATCAGCAGCTTCGTGAGCAGCGTATGGAACAGCATCAAATCCGTGGTGTCGGGCGCCATCAACGGCGTGAATTTCACCATTTCCAACGTGCTCAACTCCATCCGCGCAGTATGGGACAACATTTGGAACGGCATCAAGAACGGCATCGGCGCCATCTGGAACGGCATCAAAACCGGCGTGTCCAACGGCATCAACGCCGTCATGAACACCGTGCGCAGCATCAAGGACTCCATCACCGGGTTCTTCTCCAACGCCGGCAGCTGGCTGATTGATGCCGGCCGGAGCATCCTCAACGGGTTGAAAGACGGCATCATGGGCGCGGTCGACAGCGTCAAAAACGCAGTAAGCGGCGCCGTGGGCAAGATCCGCGACCTCTTCCCGTTCTCACCCGCGAAGGAAGGCCCCTTCTCCGGCCACGGCTGGGTGCTCTACTCCGGCATGAGCATCATGCAAGCCATGGGAGACGGCATCCGCGCCCGCACCAAGAGCGCCGTGAACGAAGCCAGCAAGAGCGCCCACAGCATCTACGACGCGCTCAACACCGGCAAACCCCTCGTCGGCATCGACGTAGAGGCGGCCCTCAACACCGCGCGCTCGCGGTTCGCCGAGGAATTCATGCCCACGGCCTCGGCCATGGACGCGCGCAACATCACATACAACATCCAGATCGACGGTGCACGCGTCGCGTCGGACGAGCGTCTGCTGCGCCTGCTCGACGAACTCGTGGACGCGGTCGGCGCCACGGTGAAAGCGAGGTAACGATGGCTGACGGATACGGTGGCATCGTCGCCGGCTCGTGGCGGTGCCATACGGCCGCGTGGATCGTCTCCCAGACAGACACGAGCGCCGTGATCCGTGTGGAGGCACGCTTCCAGGCGGTCAACGGATGGCATTTCGCCATCAACGGGATCAACGGGTCCGTCCGGTGCAATGGCCAGTCCGGCAGTGGCACGGGCAACGCGAACATCGGCACAAACGGCGAGTCGGTCATCTGCCGCAAGGACTTCACGGTGGCCAAAAGCGACAACGCGAAGAACATCTCCTGTTCGGCGACCGTCTCCCAGTCCGCGTTCAACGGTGGCACATCGTCCGCGTCATGCAACGTGAGCGTGCCGGGCGTGACCTACCTCAAGCCGAATCCGCCGAAGAACGTAACCTGGACACGAGCGTCCGATTCGAGCGTGCGATGCGCATGGCAGGCCGCGTGGGACAATGCGGCCCGCAAACCATGGCACCAACTGCACCTGTGGATCCGCGAACGCGTGGGCGGTGGCGGATGGGGCGCATGGACGGCGCGCGCCACACTGAACTGGGACGCGACGAACTACACGTACGGCAACCTCAAACCCAACGCGCACTACCAGTTCGGCATGTGGGCGTCGAACCCCGCCGGTGAATCCACCCACGTGGACAACACGGCCGGCATCCACACCACGCCCGCCGCGCCACGTTCAGTGAACGTGACCCGTGTGTCGTCGGGCCGTGTGCGCATCACCGTGGACGTGTCCAACTCGTACGCGACGAGCGTGACCGTCGAACGCCTGTTCGATGGCACGTGGACGGCGGTGGGCGCGGCCTCACCGGTCAACGGGCAGGCGACGCTCGAGGACACGAGCGTGCCGGCCGGCGTCGTGCAGTACCGTGCGCTCGGCCGTGTCCCGGTTTATGGCACCGACACGGGCCGGGGCATGCTGTCGTCCGCATGGGCGTCCAGTGTGACGGTCAGCACGATCGAGACACCGAAAGCGCCGACTGTGACGGTGCCCGCCACCATCCCACCGGTCGGTGCGACGGCGATGGTCTCATGGACACCGACCCATCCGGACGGATCCGCACAAACCGCCGCCCAGGTCAAAATCACACGCCCACTGGGCGGTGGTGATGAGACCCGTGACATCACCGGTGATGTGACACTCGCCGCGGTGACCTGTCCGACACCGGGCGATTACACCGTGCAGGTGCGCACCAAGGGTTTGGCCGCCGATTGGGGCCCGTGGTCGTCCGTGCGCAGCTGGCATGTGGCGAACCCACCCAGTGTGAGTCTCAAACCCATTGAGGGAACCGATGTGGTCACCCAGTTGCCGATCGTCGTGGAATGGACGGCGTCTGATTGGGATGGGATCGCCCGCCAACAGGTGCACATCGTCCATGACGGCATGGTCGTGTACTCGGTGACCGCTTCTCCCGCGGACCGCATGCTGACCATACCGGCGGCATCGTATCTGCCTGTCAACGGGTCGGTGCTGCTCATCGAAGTGAGTGTGCGCTCCGGCAACGGATTGAGCACGACCTCCTCACGCCAGGTCACCGTCGCGTACACGCCGCCGGCCGCGCCACGCGGTGTGTGCACGCTCTCCGACGGGTACATGATGATGGTCCAGGCCACCGCGGGCACCGACACGTCCGCACCGGCCACGGCGCACCTCATGGTCGAACGCGTCGACTCAGACGGCGTGGCCGAGACCATCGCGGACAGTGTGCAATCCGGAGGGTTCGGATTCGACTACCTGCCCCCATTGGGAGTGGACTACGCGTACCGTGTGACCGCGGTCAGTGCCTCCGGTGCGGTCGCATCCACGGACATACCCGCTCGGATCGACTCGGACTGTGTGGTGTTCAACTTCGGCCTCGACGCCAGCGAGGTCCTGCCGGTGGGCGGCGCATGGAAACTCACCGACAAACCCGACCTGGACACCACGGAATACCATTTCGCCGACGACACCGGCCTGCCGCGCTCCTACGGCACCGGCGACCTCGACGACACCATCACCATCAGCAGCAGCTACCTATGGGCCGACGCGACCCAATGGCGGCGCATCCGCCGACTGGCACGCACCTACAGCCGCGGCTGGCTGCGCACCCTGGACGGTGCACGCATGCGCGTACGCGTATCCATGCACCAATCACTGACAGCCAACGGTCGCATGGTCGACTTCTCGGCCGACTGCAAGGAACTCGCATGGGAGGAACCACACCATGGATAACACCCACCACCAGATGAGTTTCGACACCACCTACCGCATCATGCGCGTCAACCGCAAAACCGGACTGGAAACAGACATGGTGCACACCGCCCTGACCGGCGGCTCCATCACCCGCAACCAGGACACGGCCATCACCGAACAGGCGACCCTCGACATCGAGGGCACCGCCCTGTTCGGCAGCGACCTCCTGCGCATCTGGGCCGACCTCGACTACGCCGACGGCACCACCGAAAGCATCCCACTGGGCACCTTCCTGCCCGACGGCCCCAAACGGCAAGTCACCGGCGGTGAAAACACCAAGACACCACTCACCCTCTACGGCCGGCTCCGCGAACTCGACGACGACCAATTCACCCAACCAGTCGCACTTGCCGCCGGCACCAACCCCATGGCATGGATCGAAGCCACCATCACCGCCGCCGGTCTCGAAACCGCCCCACACGACGAATGCACCTACAGGATGGGCGCAGCATGGACATTCGGCCTCGGCGACCAAAAAGACAAAAGCAAACTCGACGCCATCAACGCCCTGCTCGACCTCATCGGCTGGCAATCCGCCCGCACCGACCCCTACGGCCGCATCCTCCTGCAACCCTACACACCACCAAACGAACGCTCACCCATCTGGACATTCACCGAAGGGCCCGCCGCACGCTTCCTACGAGAAATGACCGACGAACGCGACTGGTTCAACACCGCCAACCAAGTCAAAGTCATCTACAGCCACCAAGACAAAGAAATCACCGGCATCGCCACCGACACCGACCCCAACAGCGAATTCTCCACCATCAACCGCGGCCGCACCATCGGCAAAACCTACACCTACAACGACATACCAGAAGGCAAAACCGACACACAACTCACCGCGCTCGCCAACGCCAAAGCACGCGAACTGCTCACCACCAGCCAAAGCGTCATCCACCGCATCACCATGACCCACATCTACGCGCCCATCACCATAGGCGACCTCATCCACCTCGACTATCCAACAGGCGGCATCAGCGGAGACTTCGCAATCCGCACCCAGAAAATCCGGCTCGACGCAGGCCTGCCCATCGAAGCCGAATGCCGCCAATTCGAAAGGACACCCAATGGATCATGACACCTACCACGCACGCGCCGCCGGAGCCCGACTCACCCAAACCCTGGTAGACAACCTCACCCCGCCACCGGCACCCACCATCAACTACGCCACCGTGACCGCCACCCACACCAACAACGGACACACCACCCTCACCGTCACCTACGCCGGCACCACCCTCACCGACCTGCCATGCACCACCAACTGCACCAACGCAAAAACCGGCGACCGGTGCCTCCTGCTCACCGCAAACCACCTCACCACCATCATCGGCATCCTCGCCTAACCCAGAAAGGAACCCACCATGGCAACCATCCACATCAAACTCGCCCACCCCAACAACGGAGGCACCACCCCCTGCAACGGAACCGTACGATTCACACCAATCCGCCGGTACAACCGAGGCGACACCGTCATCATCCCCAAACCCTTCGAAGTCACCCTCACCAACGGCGAAGCAAACGCCAAAGTCATCGAAAGCGACCACACGGGCTGCTGGGCCATCACCGAACTCCCCGGAACCCCACAGGAATACACCCGATATGTCCAAATCCCCACCACCAGCGAAACCCTCGAATACACCGACCTCATCGACGTCAACCCCACAACCCTCCTGCCCACAACCGTCACAGCAGGACCACTTCTGCAGATCGCCCTCGCAGCAGACGCACAAGCCGCGCTCGCATACAGCCGCACCCACCCGGAGACACTCGTGCTTTACAGTGAGGAGGCCAGCATCAACGCGATGGCAGCGACCGTCGCCGACATCGCCGCCGTACGATCCGCGGCACAGACACAGGCGAATCACGCCACCGGATCCGCGCAGACCGCCGCCGCGGCAGCCGAGACCGCGACACAGAACCTGCAGAGCATCGAAAACACAGCCCAGCAGATCGGCGTCGTGGTGGACGCGATCACCAATGCCACCGAATCACCCTCCGGCAGCCAGACCACGGACGAACCGGATTCCACACCAACCGACACCACAACCGAAGACAGCGGGGAGGAGTGAGCATGGGAGGCTACTACAACGGCCAACCGGTCGGGGTGCCATACCTCAACGGGGCCAAACACAACATGATTCGTAGCAGGGACTGTTTCTTCCCGCCGTTCTACACCATCAACGACTATTGGACCCGATGGGCGGGGGAACCGAACAATTCCGTCAGCCTGCTCATGCTCAAATGGGACACGGCGGAAATCTACAATTGGCACTACGAATGCGCCCGCGACGGATGGGAGCCACGCTCACTCACATACCGGTTCGCCGACGAACTCCACGACGGCCGCACCATCGTGCCCATCGAGAATTACGTGCGCAACCCCGTGCCCATATCCGACGGCGAACGCCTTGTGCCGAGTAGTGACGACATCCAGATCGACCATTACGCCGACACCGTGAAAATCACGAACAACACAAGCGGCAGCGACGCCTGGATCATGACCGAGGTGACACTGCCGGCAGGGGAATGGGAGTTCCGTGCCAAAGTCGTCTCCGCAAACACCGCACATGGCACACCTCATGGACCAATCATCAGCGTGGCCATCGGCGATGACACAATCGCATCAGCCCCCTACGAGGGAAACAAAATCCATCGATGCCCATTCACCCTATCGCGTCGACGCAAAGTACAGCTGCGGTTGCACGCCAACACAACCGACGGCAGACCATCGGCGGCAACACTGTTCAACCACATCATGTGCATGAACGCCGCCGCATGGGCGGAACTTGACGCGCTCGGGCTGGCATGGTTCGACGCGAGCACTGTAAGCGACCCCATCTACCAGGAGGCATCATGATCAGGAATCTGCACACGGATCCACACTGCTATAAGACGCGCAAGGTGTGGAATAGCCAAGCACGGGCGAATGGGGATAAGTGGCGGTACGAACTCGCGGCCGGGCAGACAGTCGGTGGCGTGTTCTGCTGGTCCCCATTGGATACCAGTGACCTTGCTGGTCATGTCCTGTTCGGCCACCTTCTCAGCGGGCAGCAAGCCGTGTTTGATGATCTGCATGTTGAATATGGCACCACAATCGCCAAACGGGATGGCTGGATAGCGGCGACCATTGCAAACAACGTGTCTGGCAGTATCATGATCAGAACAGTCAACGGTCCGTTCGTTCTCGAAAAGGTGGGCGTCTACACGCCATCCGACTGGGACAAGATCCACGACCTGTACACCGCTGGCATACTTCCATACCCATGGATTGACGGCGAATACCTCCCGCTCGGGGGGGGGGTACACCTCTAGCGGTTTCCATGCCCATCCACATCTTGATTGCGAGGTGTGCGCATGAGCATACAAAACCTGCTACACGATCCCAGACCAACCTCGCCATCGCAATGGCATTGGTATGCATCCAAAAACCTCACTGTGCAGCTGTTGAGCGACGATCGATTGCATGTGACGAACAACGCGGACATTCCCGACAGCTACATCTACACGCAGCTGGTCTTGCCTCCGGGAACATACCGTTTTGGTGCGGAGGCATCCGACGCGCAGTACGGGTACGAACCGAACCTACTGAGGGTGGTCGTCACCCCGAGGGACGAATTGGAGCCGGCCACATGGACCGGAAACAAGGGGCATTATGTCACACCGGCAAACACGGTAGACACCGAGTCGACAGTGGAGTTCCGTGTCATGGTGGGGCCACGCAAAAACAGCGCGGTCTGGGTCAGGCATTTATTCGTCATGACAGAGGCCGACTACCAGCTGATGGATATCGCGAATTTCCGATGGTTCGACGGGAGCCTCATCGAGGCCAAGTGACTATCTCCCCGTGGGAGGTGGCGGCATGAACAGTGTCAATGGCAGCGGCATGACGATTTGCAATCAAATCCAGGATCCACATGTGAACCGCGATCCAAAGGCGTATCGAACCGTCACCACACAGACCAACGGCGTGTGGCGGGTAACGCTGATTGAATCCACCACTTGGGGCACATTCTGCCAGCCTATCAAGATATCAGGCAATCCCAGTGAATACTATGCCGCGAATCCGTCCATCTACTATCTACGCTACCGCAAAGCAGCCTCGGCCTCGGTCAAAGTATACCGAGGCGGCGTTCAGTGCGCGGCAGGCGCAGACTGGCTCGCATGGCTCGTGGATGGATCCGCCACAGAGGTCAATCCAATACTCGAACTGGATGGTCCACCGGAAACCACATGGATTGAGCCATTGGAGCATGGGTGCTTCACCACGTCCGACTGGGAGAAACTGCAGGCACACTGCGCAAGTGGTGTGCTTCCTACACCCTGGATAGCCGGAGAATCATACCCGGCCATTCGATGAGAGGAGGTGAACCTTTTGAACAACCTCGAAGCCGTCGTCACAATCGTGGTCGCCATAGCGGGGTGCGGTGGCTTCTGGGAATGGTGGAGATCCAGACAGGAAAAACACCAACAGGCGGTCACACGGAGCGAACTCGAGGACCTCATCGAGACAAGCCTGAGGAACTCAACCTCAATCCGCGAACTGCGTGAGAAGATCGACCGCAACACCCTCGCCATCGCGCAATCCCACGAGTGGCACAAACGGCACGAGGAGGAGACCCACAGACACCGCCTCCTCGGACTGCGGCAGGCGCTCATGCAGGACCCACACGACCGATTGAGCCACGAACACCAACTCGAGGCGGGGCGAGAATACCTCGGCGCCGGAGGCAACGGCATAGGCCATACCAGATACGAGCAATTGCTCGCAGACTACAAATGGCGTCTCGCGCACTCCGATTGGGACTACACCCACAGACCACCCACCGCCAACACAACAGATTAAGGCCACGGCAACACAGCCGTGGCCTTTCCATATCAGAAAGGAAACCCCCCATGAAGAACTGGGACAAACTCGAGGCGGACCTCAACCTCATCCTCGACAAGCATTTCACCGGAGGACGTGACGGCCGGAGGATCGACAAGGTCGTCCTGCACCATAACGGCGGCAACCTCACCGGACAGGGCTGCTACAACGTGTGGCAGACCCGCCAGGCGTCCGCGCACTACCAAGTCGATTCCAACGGCGTCATCAGCCAGCACGTATGGGACTCCGACACCGCATGGCACGCCGGTGACTGGGGCGCGAACTGCACAAGTATCGGCATCGAACACGCCGACATCTCCACAAACCCGTGGCGAATCTCGGACGCATGCCTCGATAACGGAGCCCACCTGACCGCCGCCGTATGCAAGGCATACGGGCTCGGGCGACCCGCATATGGGCGCAACGTCTTCTATCACAAGGACTTCTCCGCCACTGAATGCCCCGCATCTATCGCCGGCAGCCAGCGTGATGCCTACATGCGCCGCGCCCAGGAATGGTACGACAAGATGACCGGCAACAAGCCCGCCGCGTCTGCACCGGCCAAGCCGTCCACGCCCGCGAAGAAGAATGTCGAGACCGTCGCGCGCGAGGTCATCGCCGGCCAGTGGGGCAACGGCGCCGACCGCATGACCCGCCTCAAGAACGCTGGATACGACGCGAATGCTGTACAGAACCGCGTCAACGCCTTGCTTGGTGTCTCCACACCCAGCCCGAACGTCGACCTCAACGCGCTCGCGGATGCGGTCATCCGCGGTGAATACGGCAACGGCGCGGAACGTCAGCGCCGACTCGGATCCAACTACGCGGCCGTGCAGGCCATCGTCAACCGCAAGATGGGATGGTGA